CAGTTGGGCGATGGCCGAGGACTTCAGCTGCTCTTGTGTGAAACCTTGTTTGATCTGATCGACTTCGCTTTCTTTGGCGGAAAGCTGTTGCTTAAGTTCAGAAACAGTTTGCTGGGCCTCTTCCCACAAAGTTTTGTACTCGCCGGATTCGGCCAGTTTTGTGGTTTTGGCTTGTTCTTGGGCAGCGCGGATTTCGTCGAGCTGCTTCTGTAAGGTTTCGCGGTTTTCGCGGTCCTTGCGGCGCTCGGAAATCAACTCTTGGTTCTTCGCACGAAGAGCTTCAAGTTGACTGGCCAAGTCGGAACTCTCAGCCACAGGCTGGGGAACACCAGGCTCCACGGGAACTACTGGTGCGTTCTGGTCTTCTGGCACGATGTTGTACTACTTGGACAGTCTTAGTTTACAAGAAAAGAATCAGTAGGTTCCATCGTTGGTTGAAGCCGGATCGCCTTGGTCACCTCTGGGGATCGTAAAATTCAGCACGGCAGCTGCGCTCGTGCCACTGTTTGTTACTACAACACTGGAGCCGGCGCTACCTGTGTTAACAGCGCCAATCGTGATTGTTGCTGCTGTCCCGGCAGTGCCTTGCGGGCCTTGAGGGCCTGTTTCACCTGTTGGCCCGGTTGCGCCAGTGATACCTTGAAGTCCTTGCTCGCCTTGAGAACCTTGCGGGCCTGTTGCGCCCTGCACACCCGGAATACCTTGTAGACCTTGCGGGCCGGTTTCACCCTGGGATCCCTGTGCACCTGTCGCTCCTGTCGCTCCTGTAGGGCCTTGTGAACCTGCCGCTCCTGTAGGGCCTTGCGGACCTGTGGCTCCGGTGCTGCCTGTGCTGCCTGTGTTGCCCTGGGGAATTACAAAATTAAATACCGCAGCAGTGCTTGTACCCGCATTTGTAACAGTGGCGTCTGTGCCTGGCGCACCAGTTGTTACAGTGCCGATCGCAATGGTTGCACCGCTGCCGCTACCGCTTCCCGGTAAGCCGCCACCTACCGTTAAGCCTGTGAGCTGGGTGCGGGTCGCCAGTTCCACGCCGCTGCCCCAGCCGTTGTTGGTTTTGGGGCCGTAAATCGTTAACGGGTCCGTTTGGATAAACCAATCGCCTACTGTGCCCGTCGTGGCATCCGGCGGTGTCGTGCCGGAGTGGATCGTATTGAACGCCTCGACTCGTTGAGTTAGGCGCACCAGGGCTGTGACTTGAGCAAGGGTGAGCTGCTCGGTTTTGGTGGCCATTAGCGAGACAGCAGTTCAATCAGACGGTCAACGCGGTCGGGGTTCATCTCGGCGCGTTCTTTCATGTCCTCGTCGCCGGTGTTTTCGGCGGCTTCCGGTAATGCCAGTGCGTTTGTGGTGCTGGCCTCCAGTTCGTCTTCGATGCTGATGTTGTCGGGGAGGACTTCGCCCCGGCGCAGGATTTCCAGCAACATGGCATCGCTGATCTTGCCTGCTTCGTTGAGTTGACTCAGGACAGCGACGTCTTGACCGATCAGGCGGTAATAGTCGAAGTCGCGGTCGATTGTGATCTCGGGAGGTTCCATGCCCACGTACTGGGCCGCAAAGGCGAAGGCCTGGTTGAGGGCGGACTCTAGTTCTTGGCTGATGATCGATAGGACCGAGTTGGATTGGGCTTGGTCGATGCGCTTGGCCTCGGCAGACTCGGCTACAAACTTTTGGCCGAATAGTTTGGTGACGCCCAGCGTGGACATCTGGGATTCCAGCGATTGCAGCTCGGCCATCTGGGCGTCGAAGCTGGTGGCGTCGGCCTGGACGTAGTACGCCTTGTTGCCCGGTTGCATGGCAATGGCGTAATTCACGCCCATCGTTGCGTTGCCCGTTGTGTCGTCCCAGCCCTCTAGAACAAGGGTGGGCATGGCTGCGATGTGGAGGGCGTGGATAAGGTCGGCTTGGCGTTGGTAGTGGGTAATGTTCAGGTTGGCGATGTCCAGCAGTGGGGGCTGAGAAATTAATAGGCCCCGGCGGTTGCTGTATATCGGTACCAGGGGGATTTCGTCCAGGCTGTAGCCGCCGGTTTCGCTAAATTCGACTACTGCTTGGCCCAGGGTGTACAGGTCGTAGCGGCCTGGGTAGATCACCCGCATTTGCTCGATCTGCTCTTCGCCAAATTCGTTCAGCGGGCGGACGTCGTAATCGTGGATGCGGACTTGCAAGAGGCGGTTGGTGCCGTCTTCTTTGCGCCAGCCCCAGATTTGGGGGGCATCGACGTGGACGAAATAGGGGCGGCGACCTTGGGCGCGTTCTTCAGCAAGATTGACCGCCCCCATTGCGGCGGGATAATCCACCAGGATTGCGCTGTGGCCGAATGTCAGGCTGCTTACCAACGCCCGGCGGGCGTACTCATTGATGCTGGAGCCCAAGCCGTCGATGTTCTGGGCCATGTCCAGCCAATACTGGTCGCCCTCGATGTGGATCGGTTTGCGGAGGATTGCGCCAGCAGCCGTTTCGATTAGACGGCTGGTGTACGGCGAAAGTACGGACCGATCGACGCGGGTGGTGTAGGCGTCCTGGTCTTCACGAGGCTCCTGCGGTAGGTAAGTTTCTGACAGGTCGCGGATGTAGTTGGTGCCTCGGGTAACGGCGGCCATCACGCTCCAGTCCGGCATCATGGCAATGACGTCCAGGTTGCGGACAAATGGGGACTCGCTGACGACAGCGCCAGTTGGGGGGATGTTGGCGCTGTACACCACGGTTTAACTCCTACTTCTTTTCTATTTTGGCAGTAAACCCGGCGTCTTTACGATGCGCGAGTGGAATACACCTGTCCGGGCACCGTGGAACGTGCTAATCCATCAGATGTTGATGGCGATAGATCGGCATGGCGAGTTGTACAGACAAACTGGACATGGCTGGCACGCCGCTAAAGCGCAAGAGTTGCGTGAATACGTGGCGGAACTCAAGACTTGGATCCATCAACAGGAAAAATAGTCACCATTTCACCTTGTCTGCCCAAAATGCGGCGCTCATTTTGCCCTTGGCGATATTTTTTGAGTGTCTGGCCTTAAATGATGCCCTTCTGGCCTTGTCTGACGCTGATTCTCCTTTTTGTGCTGGTGAGCCAGACACGCCCTGCTGACCGAAACGGATAAGTTTTATCGTGTCGCCTTCCTTGGCGAGCACCACGTGAGACTTCTTCGGGTGGTTGGGGGTGCGTTTGGGCTTGTTGTAGCCGGAAAATTGTTCGCCGCGATACTCAATCGTCATCATCGTCCTCCTCTTCCTCGTTGGGGTCAGCGATGGGCACCAGAATTTCAATGCCACTTGCCAGCATCGTAATGAAACCGCCCAAGGTTTCAGGGATAGAGGGAGTTCTGAAGACAAAAGTGGCGTGTGTAGTGCCTTCCTCAGCGTCGATTTCGACGTGAATACAACTGCCGGTGATGGTTTGGATGGTCATTACATTGCACCAACCTTGCAGGCCACCGTGGGGCCGGCTGGCATAGACGTGATGTGGGTGCGTGTGTAACGGCAGGGGCTGCCTGTTGCGAAATACAGGACTGTGGTGTTGTCGTTGATTGTTAAGTTGCCCGCGTGTTTGGTGGCGACAGTGATATGGCCCCAGTTCGTTCCATCCAGGCTGCCTTCAAAATCAAAGTTGATGTTGCCGCTGGTGTGGTTGGTGACGGTGATCTGGAAGGACCAGTAGTTTGCTGTGGCGTCGATGGTGGTGAAGTAGCCCGCTGTGGTGCGGGTGCCAGCGTCGTAGATGGTTAGTTCGCCATCGTGGATGGTGCCCGTTCCAGTAGCCACTGTGGTTTAGCCTCGCGCCTTCTTGTAGATGTCGCTGTCGGCTTTGCGGGCGCCGCCTTTGCCGGAGACGTAGCTGTTGACGCGACCCATGGCCCAGGCAGCCATTGAGACGTTGCGCGAGCCACTGGATAGGTAGGCGCCTTGGCCGCGACGATAAACTGCGGCGAGTTCGCCATAACTGAAGCGGGTGCCTTCAGCTTTGGTGCGGAGGGCTTTTTTAGTTGCCTCGCTTAGGGGTTTTGCGCTTGCCACCTTGTTCGGTCCTGGATTTGGAAATGGCGCGAATGTCAATGAACTCGCCGCGTTTGTATGCCTCAGCGGTGCTTTTGATTTCGCGGGCTTTGGCGCTCTTATTTTTGGCGCCACTGAGGTACTTCTTCGGTAAGCCGGTCGCTTTGTCTTTGGGTACGCGGCCTTGCTTGCGGGACATTACTTCTTTTTGGCCCCCTTCTTAGGGGTTTTCTTGGTCATTCCAGGCTTGGGTTTGCCGCCTTTGGGCATCTTCATGTCGCCGTAATGGCCAGGCATAACTTTGAGGGGTAACTACCACACACGATAGTTGGTCTTGCCCAGGTTTTCTGGTTTGGCGAGGTTAAATACTTGTAGGCAGAGGTATCCCAGGGCGTCAAAGGCGTGATCCACGCCCAAATTCTTGTTGGGGAGGCCGGTGCCTGGGGCGTAGGTCAAGGTGCGTAGGGATTTTATTAATTCTTTACATCTCGGGTGGATGAAGAGGCGGCGGGTGCCGGTGGCGTCGAGGAGGGCGGTGTTGACGCATGTGATTTTGTCGCGGATTTTCCTTGAGACTGTGAAGCCGGATTTTCGCAGGATGTTGTGGTCGGTGGCGCCAACGCCGCTGGTTTTACGGGCGCCGCCTGTTGGGTCGGGGCACGCAATGATCCGGCGCTCCACGCCGTAGCGGGATTGGATTTCTTCGCACAGGTCCCAGGTGGTAGCGCCGCCGGTCATGATGATTTCGTCGAATACCCACAGGACGTCGCCCTTTTTCACCGCGCAAATGCCGGACATTGGGTCGATGTTGAAGTCCACCCCCAGCAGTAGCGGTAAAACGGGGAGGTCTTGGACCACTTTGTCGATGTTGTCGTCTGAAAATGAGACCGCAACGAGACCGCTGAGATTTTCGAAGCTGGCCTCGAACTCTTGGCGGAATGTTCGAGGGTCGAGTTGGCCTCGGGCGGCTTCAAT